AGTGGGTCTACTCTACCATAGTTATCAAGAGTAATGGCTATTCCACGAAGCCATGCTCGACGATCCGCAACACCACGAGGTTTCATATCCCAGCAAATCTTCGACATCAACCTGCCTGGCTTTGGCATTAAGATGAAAGATCCTTTCGCAGGGTAAAACCGTCCACTGCAGAATTCTACAGAAAGTGGATTAGCGGTATACTTTGCCTCAATTTCCATCCCATATTCGGCATAGGATGATATAAGGCCTTGTAAGCCACCACAGCGCTCCAGCTCGCGTTTGGTGGTGACAGTCACACTGTCATCTCCACAGATGATAGATATCCATAATCTACCAATGCCATGAATGCGATACTTCATGGCGGCGTTAACCAATGTATCCCCAACGGAAGTGTCCGGCCACCCGGATTGCATCGTATATGGAATGGAATACTTGGTCCCAAGATTCGTAACGCCTTGAGAAACTCGTCTGCGGAGGAGGGATGCCACTGTGCGAGGTAGCTTATCCCTATAAATTGAGTGTAGGAATGAAAATGGACCCTCAAGAAGGTGCAGGTCGAAACGACTCTGATCGTCCTCGACCACAATGAGCTGATCACCATCGTCCATTTCACGCTCGACTAATCGCAGCGCTTTCCCATACTCAGCCCCTATTTGTTGGCTAGTCAAGCCACAGGTATAAACAACCTGGAGACCCCTCCGTATTTCCGAGATCTCGAACTCTTTTGGACGCAAGCCATTTCGAACGTGCTTGGTCCAAGGCCTCAAATAGGGTCCACACGCAGCACTCAACTCAAGAGGGCACCCTTGAATGAATCGTGGATCCTTAAAGACCTGATCGCCTATCTGTTTGACTGCTATTTCTTTCTTGATGAAAGACTTTGCTACAAGACCAGTCCCAAATTTTGACTTCTTAAACGGCATATCTTGTGCATCAGCGCGAACACGAAGCAGTGCATCCCGACGGGCGGACGGAAAGGACGCAGCCCACTGGCCAAACTCTACTGGACGGTAAATCCGACGTATGTTGGCCTTCATAAAGGGCACAATTTCGCGCGATAGCTGTTTCCAATTCTCAACAATACGTGAGGTTGTGGCAGGATCAGTGTGGGCAGGCAGCTTCTTCCCAACACGTCCTCTCATCGACAACTCTTCGTTGTGCGAGCAAGATCGGAAAACAGTCCCGATGAAGCCAGCTATGCCCCAGCTCCCAAACACACCTAACTTGGGCTTGCATGTTGGGTCAGCCTGCTGGGCAATATACCCTGGTTGGACTTCAGCCATACGCATAGGATGTTCATCAAGGCAGATGTCAAGCCGCGTGAGACTAACATCAGTATCAGGATCACCCCCGAGAACATCCAACATCCAGTACTTGCTCGTAAGTAAATGGATATGGCAAACCAAGGTGAGCGTGTTCCATAATCCATGAAGGATACACGCAACAACGAAAGGCCACTGTGACAGTGTAAAATGAACGAAGAGACGTGCAATGAGCTCCAACAAAACGGAAAAGATAGAACGCCCAGTCTTATGATGCGCTACTTCGAAACAACAAAGCGCAACAACAGGCACAATATCCATTGGATTGATAACGACAAAGCCAAGTCGCTCTGGCAAATCCATAGGGGCATACGGCAACAAATGCCCAGTCCGTTTAAACATCTCCTCCAGAACCGGCATGAAAACAAGCCTCAACAAAAGGGCAAGAATCCACGCAAGCATGAACCAATCTCGATCACGTGACAATCGCTCAATAGACTCATATTGGGCGAGACGTTGCAAGTCAGATCCTCGGACTTCTGCAACGTCTTTAAGCTGCAAATACTTAACAAATTGATGGACCATCCTTGCTGCGCGACTTGATTTTGAACGTACGTTGCGAGAGTACGACAGGTTCTTGGCACATTCGATGCGCTGATCATAAGTGTCAAAGAACGCTCGTTGATACTCCTGCAAAACGACTTCTGAAACATTCACGAAGTCATCGAGCATTTTATCCTTGCGCGCAATGGCAGTCAGAGCAAGCTTGATCACTTGCTGATCATTGACACTGCCATAGTCCTTTGTTAGCATCATATTGCATGCTTTGTCATAAAGATTGGAACGATGCTTGGTTCTGCGTTCCAACTTTTTCGCTGCGGGGTCCTCTGGGGGGGGCCTCTGGTTCATCGTCTGGTGAAGGGGGTTGATCACCCTCTGGCTCTTCCATTTCCAAGAGTACCTCACGATGTTCACC